ACCGCTTATGGCAATTGCTTATTCCTAAACGTCTGCCAGTCGCCCAACATAGACACTTGGGCCAACGACTTCGTCGTGCGGCACTGGAATCCGCTCGACAAGAACCCCATAAAGGAAAAAGCCAATGCCTTGGACCCCGTCTGATGCCAAAAAGCACACCCATAAAGCCTCGACGTCTAAGCTACAAGATCAGTGGGCTGCGGTTGCGAATTCCTCGCTCGCCGCCCATGGGGATGAAGCGAGAGCGATACGTGAAGCTAATGCGGTCGTCTCAAGGGGCCGAACCAGGCTTGCGAGACGAAAAGCTCGCGCCCGTTCCGGCTAAGCCCGTTCCGGCTAATCCAAAGGAGACGAAATGATACTCCAACCTCCCGCCGTGCTCATCCTGGGCACACCCGGCGCAGGCAAGACAGACGTCTTAGCCACCGGTCTCGCCGCCGGGCTCGAAGTCTTCGCCATCATAACCGAACCCGACGGCGTCGCGTCGCTGATAGACAGTTGTCAGCGCCGCAAGCTCCCCCTCGACAAGCTCCATTGGACCACGGTTCTCCCCGCCATGGTCGGCATTAGCGCACTAAACGACATGGTGCAGACTATCGCCGGCTACAGCTACGAGGACATAACTAAGATCAAAAGCGGCGTGGGCAAGACCGAGACCAGAAAGCCCGCAATGAAGCTCTTAGCTTCGCTCGAAGACTTCCAATGCGAGCGCACCGGCGAACACTTTGGCAGCTTTACCAAGTGGGACGATGGGCGACTATTAGCCCTCGACTCACTAAGCGGCCTAAGTCTGATCTCAATGGCCCTGACTATCGGCTTCAAGCCGGCGGCGCACCAAGGCGAATGGGGCGTTGCGATGAACTTTGTCGAGCAATTGCTTCTCAAGCTAACTGCCGACCGCAGTTGCTTCTTCGTCCTAACGGGCCACGTAGAAAAGGAGATAAACGAGCTAACCGGGGTCAACCAAATCATGGCCTCAACTCTAGGCCGCAAACTGGCTCCGAAAATCCCACGCTTCTTTAGCGAAGTAATCTACGCCCAGCGCGTAATGGACGCTAATAATAAGCCCAAGTTTAAATGGGCCACCATCGACCGCAACGCTGATCTCAAGAACAGGTCTCTACCCGTATCCGACGATCTTATTCCAGACCTAAAACCAATCGTCGACGCGTATCGTCGACGCAAGACATTGGCCGGAGGCATTCCCGCTGCGCCGCCTCCAACGTTGGCTTCGCCTGTTCCCGCTAAGGTGATGCCCAGCGCGCCAATGAAACCCGCCGCAGCACGATAGGAGACTTAAAGATGTCTGACTTCAATGCCGACGACTTCTTAAACGAGACCGTTGACCAGCCGCTGGAGACAGAATTCAAGCTCTGTCCCGCCGGCGAGTACCCGGCGATGATCGACGACTTCGGCAGCGACGCTGTGGAGAACTTCGAGTTCGAATACAAGCGCGGGCCAAAGGCCGGCGAGCAGGGCTCGATGAAGAAGCTGACAATCCCCTTCGTTATCCAGGACGAGAAGGCGAAAGCTGAACTCAACCGGGAAAAAGTCGTGGTCACTAAACAGCTTATCCTCGACGTAGACGCGGTGGGGCGCCTGGACTTTGGCACCAATAAAAACATCGCCTTGGGCCAAGTCCGCAGCGCCGTGGGTCAGAATAACCCTGGTCCATGGTCAATCGGCAACCTCAAGGGCGCCGGACCCGTTATGGTCAAGGTCGAACATATCAACTTCGACCGCAAAGACGGCACCAAGGGCAAGCGCGCCGAGGTGACCCGCGTGGTGCGGCTGTCATGAGCAAGCGCGAACCTGTCTATCCCGACGTCGAACTGGCAAAAGGCATTGCCGAGTTAGGCCAACGCTTGGGCAAGCTTGAATCTTCCGTTAGCCAAAACTCCTTCGTCACCATATCCGACGAAGGGGAAGCGCCTAGAGTTACAGGCTACCTAGAGCGTTCCGACCGCATCGGCCGGTTGCTATTGGAACTTGAGCGCAATCTCAGTAGGATCGCAAACAAGTTCTGATTGTAGGGGTGGACGGCTGCTCGGGTCCCCGGCCTTGGGGCCGTTCACCCCCCACATCACAGGAACACTACCAATGACCGTAACTGTTGAAGTTGATAAAATCGAAATCCGTAAGCGCCAGCGTAAGGAAATCTCTACGCCGCAATTAAACGAACTCAAGGAATCAATCCTGACTACCGGACTTCTCCATCCCCCTGTCTGCTGGTTTGACTCCACAACGCAGACCTGGGTCTTAACTGCGGGCGAAAGGCGAATGACGGCGATCAGGAAAATCTTCGAGGAGAAAAAATCCTTCCGCTATAGTGGCGAAATCTTCTTCCAATGCGTCCCCGTTACCCAACTCGGCGACTATCTAGATTCCGTGGGCCGTTTCGAAGCCGAGTTAGCCGAGAACGTATTCCGCGTAGACCTGGACTGGCCCGACCGCATGAAAGCGTTTGCCGATCTCCACGCGCTGCGTCAGCTGCAAAACCCGAAGCAAACCAAGGAAGATACGGGCCATGAACTTATTAATCGAGGCGTATTTAAGACGCCAAGCGACGGAACGGCTGGCAGCGCGGCTCGAACCATTAGTCAAGCCGTCATCATTGCCGAACATCTCGACAACGAAAAAGTCGCCAATGCGCGCAACCCGGCGGAAGCCCTCCAAACCATCTACCGGATGCAAGAAGAAAAAGCACTCGCGGCTCTGGCTCGCCGCGGTCTCGCAGTGGCTACGACTCCGGCTGCGTTAGAGATTCGCCAAGGAGACCTACTCGATGTCCTACCTACCCTTGACCCAGGCACTTTCGACCTCATCTGCGCTGACCCCCCTTATGGTATCGGCGCAAGCGGAGCCGGCTTTCGCGCCCGATCCGTGGTCCACCACAACTACACCGACGACGTGGACACCGCTAAGTCTATTGCTCGGTGCATTATTACGGAGGGCTTCCGCGTCACCAAGCCCAGAGCCAATATCTTCGTTTTCTGTGACATCGAGCTTTTCGACTGGCTCAAAGCATTATCAAGTAATATGGGATGGGTGCCATTTAAAAGACCTCTTATCTGGCAAAAAAGCGAAAGCGAAGGTCTGGCGCCGTGGGGCGGGAGTGGACCTAGAATTACCACTGAATTTATCTTCTACGCAACCAAGGGCCAAAGGGGCATGAACGCCTCGCCGACCGACGTCTTCAACATCAAGCGAGTCCCACGTCATGAACGCATTCACGCCGCGGAGAAACCCGTGGAACTTCTGTCCGCGCTCATCCAGTGCGCTAGCCTGCCTGGCGAGCGCATTCTCGATCCTTGCTGCGGTAGTGGTTCTACTCTGGTTGCTGCTAAATCTCTTAACCGCACCGGCGTAGGCATTGAAAAGGACCCCGATTACTACAACACGGCGCTGGCAAATCTGCATGGAAAACTCTGATCTCTGGTACGGCACAAGTGGACCCAAAGACGCTGACATAGTCCTTGTCGGCGAGTCATGGGGTATAGAGGAACTCAATGCGCAAAAACCGTTTGTCGGTAGTTCCGGGCACGAACTCAACCGAATCCTCGCCGAAGCCCGAATCGAGCGAGCACGAATACTATGCACTAACGTGGTCGCCGCTAAACCTCAGAATAACGAAACTTGGCGATTCTTTAACCCTAAACACAGTCACGTTGGAGCCCGCGTCGGAGGTCTTGCTCCAAGCGATTATGTCCGCGGAGAAGTTGCCCGCCTCTATCGTCAAATTGCCGCGTCACCTCGTAAGCTGGTACTTTGCGCAGGCAACTATGCGCTCTGGTCGCTCAGCCAATGCACCGGGAGCGAAGTCTTGCGACAATCCTCAAACCGCCTGGTTCCCACCGAACTCCAAACCTGGGCGCCTAACGGAATAATGAACTGGCGCGGCTCAATGTGGTATTGCGAACCGCATAAGGAATTCACCTCCGATGCCAATGCTATTCAAACTCTGCGATCAACCCGACTGTTACCAATCGTCCACCCCGCGTCGATTATGCGTCAATGGGAATACCGCACGCCCACAGTCCACGACCTTAAGGCCAGAGTTCCCCTTGCCCTCGCCAACGACTGGCGCCCCTCGCCCGCTCCTACGCTTCTCAGTCCGCCGACTTTTAGCGAAGCTGTTAATAGGTTTCGTCATTGGCTCACTCTGGCCAACCAAGGGACTACCATCTGGCTCGCCAACGATATTGAAACCGTCCGACGCCGCTTCATCTCCGTCATGGGTTTCGCAGACTCCACCCGCTTTGCCATGTGTGTACCCTTCATCCGTCGTGGTCTATCTGACGGATCATTTGAAAGCTATTGGACTCCGGAACAGGAAGCGGAAATCCTGCTTTGGATTCGGAAGACCCTATCCCACCCCAAAATAAAGGTAGTGGGGCAGAACTATATCTACGACACCCAATATATCCAGCACGAAATGGGCCTAAGCCCTCCGCTCACCCACGACACTATGCTAGCTCAAAACGTTTTATTCCCCGGCACGCCAAAGGACCTGGGCTATTTGTCCAGCCTCTATTGCAAATACCATTGGTATTGGAAAGACGATGTTAAAGACTGGAACGCGCTCCGCGATCTTCAGACGCTCATGGATTATAATTGTATGGATAACTTGAGAACGTGGGAAATCTGCGAATCCCAACGCAAATACATTTCCGCGACCAAGCAAGAAGATCAAATGGAATTCAAAATGCAAACCAACGCATTGTGTTTGAGAATGATGAACCGCGGGGTCCGTATTGACGTAGACCGGCGCGGCTCGATGCTGTTCGAACTCCAGAGCGCACTAACCGGGTTAGAACGGGAATTGTTAACTATAATTCCCCAATCCATGGTCAAAGAACTCAAGAAGAAAACCGACCCACCCTGGTATCGCAGCGCGCAGCAAACTGCTATGCTTTTTTACGACGTCCTCGGCTTCCGCCCCGTTTCAAATCGCAAAACCGGGAATCGGACAGTGGGCAAAGAAGCTCTAATGCAACTCACCAAATGGTATCCCGAATTCACCGGCCTCTTTAAACGTTTAGACCTATACGGCTCCGCCGACAATACCGTGGGAGTTATTCAAAGCCCAATCGAAAGCGACGGCCGGATGCGCTGTAGCTATAATCCCGGCGGCACGGAGACTCACCGCCTTAGCTCCAGCCAAAACGTATTTAGCCGAGGTACTAATCTACAAAACCTCACAAAGGGCGAAGAGGATGAGTGATGAAGGTAACCTTTAGCAAACTCCACACCGACGCCATCGTTCCAACTAACTTTCTACTTCACGCCTATCTCATTAGCAATACAGGGCGAAGTAACACATGCCTAATTCCCCCGCGAACCACCCGCTTGCTCGCCACGGGGCTCAACGTCCAGTTGCCCACAAACCACACTCTTTACGCCATCACTCACACAGACATTCTAAAACACAGTCTCTTTATTCCCGAACCTTTTATCCTGCCTGGAGAAATCATAATTCCCCTCTACAACGGCAGTCACGAGACTTATTACGTTCGCCACGAAGAACTCATTGCCTATATAGCTCTCCTCCCGCTAACCCAGATGACCGTGGAAGAACTCAATGGTAACCAAGATAGTGCTACCAAACGTCCGCAAGCTCTTCATAACTGATCCAAATTATATCCAATACGAAGCCGACTTAAAGGGCGCCGATGCCCAAGTCGTGGCATGGGAGGCGAACGATGACGACCTTAAAGCCGCTTTTCGACTTGGACTGGACGTCCACAGTGTCAACGCCGAAGCCATGTGGGGACCCGAATTCACTCGCCTGGGCGCTGGCACCTATGCTAGAAATAAGCGACGCCAAGATTGTAAACGGGGCGTGCATCTTACGAACTACGGAGGCTCCGCTCGCGGCATGGCACAAGCTCTCGGATGGACTGTTCACGAATCCGAGCGATTTCAAACCCGTTGGTTCGCTCTACATCCAGGTATTCGCCAATGGCACAATCGTTATAAGTCTCAACTCGCTTCCAACAGAACCATTGTCAACGCCTTTGGCTTCCGCCGCGTTTTCTTTGGACGCATCGACAGTTGCTTTACTGAAGCGCTTGCTTGGACCCCTCAATCTACCGTCGCCCTTAATACCTATAGAGGAGCACTTCAACTTGAGGCCAAATACTGGCCCCACCAAGCCCGGCGGGGTTACGTACCTCCGACAGGAGACTACAGTGGAATCTTACTCCAAACCCACGACTCGCTCAATTTCCAATTCCACCTGGAATCTAACCCTATGGTGTCAGAAATCAGGAAAGCATTGGAAGTTGTAATTCCCTATCCCGATCCGCTGATAATTCCGTGGGACCTAAAGTCGAGCCTCAAGTCCTGGGGCGAGATGGAAAAAGCCAGTTAGGAACATGGGGCAAGGAACTCCACGTACTCCGCCCCAAACTTGGAATTCCCGCTGTGGCCAATTCGCCCAATCCAAAGCGCAACTTTGCGCACTGGCTAAAAGCCTACTGCAACTTCACAGCTCAAAGCGAAGCTCCCCTTGACTTTCACTTTTGGACCGGCGTCAGTACTATTGCATCTGTCCTGCGTAGACGAGTGTGGAAGGACGAGCTACTGTTCAAGTGGACGCCAAATTTCTATATCGTTTTCGTCGGTCCAGCAGGAATTGTCACGAAATCGACGTCGCTCGGTCTTGGCCACTCTCTCCTCCGCAAAGTCGACGGTATTCACTTTGGTCCCGATTCTATGACCTGGCACGGCCTGGGAAAGCAATTCGAGGCCGCCGTCGAATACGCCGACTACAGGCTCCCCGACGGCACAATGAAGCCGATAATGATGAGTGCGCTAACTTGCTCCGTTAGCGAGCTAGGCACGTTCCTCCGCCCCGACGACAAGAGCCTTATTAGCTTCCTCACGGACGTGTGGGACGGCAAAGAGAGACCATTTCTACACACTACCAAGTCCAGCGGCGAGATCAAAATCGAAAACGCCTGGCTCAACATCATTAGCGCCACTACTCCAAGTTGGTTGCAGCAGAACTTCCCCGTAAGCCTTCTAAGCGAAGGCATCGGTTCGCGCATCGTTTTCGTCTACGGCGAAGCGAAGCGCCACTTTACCGCCTACCCGAGCCGGCAGATCAAGGCTGCCGATTACAGCGCCATGGAATCCAAACTCATCGAAGACCTAGCCTATATGGCCAAACTAGTCGGCCCTTATGAGTTAACCGACGGAGCTTATCTCTGGGGCGAAAAGTGGTATGCTAAGCACAATAGCACTAGCTCCAAAGCCATGGCCTCGGGACGCTACGGTGGCTACTTAGCGCGCAAGCAGACGCACTTGCACAAGTTAGCTATCGTTCTCGCCGCGGCGCAGCGCGACGACTTACTAATCCACGAATCCGATCTGATCGAGGCCGAAACTATTCTCAATTCAACCGAAAGCTCCATGATTAAAGTCTTTGAATCCGTCGGCGTAGTAGACGAAGCCAAGCACGTCGCGGAGCTAACTGCGTTCGTGCGCGCTCATAGTTGGATCACGGCTAAAAACCTCTACCGTCTCTGCTATAACATTATGACGGAAAAAGACTTCAAACTAGCCCTCAAACACGCCATCGACGGCGACCTGCTCACGGTCATCCAGCGCAATAACGAGAACGGCGTCAGCGTGAAGCCCAAGGTCACGCACTAAGCGCGTTACCAGAAGATTTGATGGATACGCTTCGCGAAATACCCGAGCACAAACCCGAGTAGTAAATACCCAACCACCTCCTGTAACGTTGTGTCAAACATCAAAAACGACCAAGTAGGACGAGAATCAAAACTATCACCAACACAAGCCCGAGCGCGCCGCCACCATAGTAGCCGGTGCCGTAGAACGGCCCGCCCCCAAAGCCGCTGAACCCGCCCAACAGCAGAATAATAAGGATAATAACCAGAACCAACCCTATCGACATAGCTGCTCTCCTATTTCACCGCACAGTGTTCTGCTATAAACTTCACCAGCGTACCTATCCGATTCATTTGGTTATAAGCCATAAACGTCGTCAAGCCTACCCACACCAAATTCGTGACTACCAACGCCAGAAGCAATGGCTCCGTCTTTAATTCCTGAATCACCGCATTAGCCAACTTATTCATATCATTGCGTGACCTTCTTGATTTCCATCGTCTTAGCCTCCGGAAACAGTTTCTCCATATAACGCATAATCGGGATATTGGTTAGCTGTGTCGGCAACCCGCGATCTTTCATCGCCTTATCTCTCATATGCGTTTGCATCGACCTTTCAATCATATCGCTCGTTATGCTGCGACTCTTAAATTCCTTCGGTAAGTCGGCGTTAAACTTCTGAATTGCCATTCTCACCGCATTAATCTGGTCCTTATCCCGCGAATATCCAGCCTCAAACATCTGGCTCAGAAGCCCATTCTTCTCCAAATCATAGTATTTATACACTTCCTGCTCCGCCAGAATCGTATCCCACTTGCTCTGTTGGCGCAAGTTATTATACCCCGCCGCGAGCGCAAAGGCTTCCATCATTTGCTCAGTATCCCGCGTGTCATAGGTTACTAGAGTGGAAGCAGAAGTAACACCTCCCTTAGCGCGCTCGCGCCCCTCGTCGAAAGCTCGGTAACTCTTGCTAATATTCGCCAGCGCCCGCGGCATGACGTTTTCCCATCGCTTTCTATCCGTCCATGCATTTTGCTGATCCTGAAGCGCCTTGTAGAGGTTAAAGCCCACGCTCAGAATCGCGCCGCTTGCCTGCTGAGCATCGGCAGAGATTTCCTTCTCCACATCCGCCGTCGGTCGCATAGCTTTGAACACATCGAATGGCAACGCGCTGCCCATGCTTAAGGCTCTACTACGATCAAGAACCGGAAACGGCACATTCTGCGCCCGTGTAGCAGTTAGTCCGCGCCCCGGATTATTCCCCATCATATCAATCAGCGCAGGAAGACCAAACCCACGGCGCGCCAGACCATGCAAAACCAGATCAGGCTCAATAGAACCATTGGCAAACTGATTAACATATTTCCGAACCTCTTGATCCAGATTAAAGTGTTTTCCGAAGAGCCAATAAGCCAAAGTCTGGAGCATAGATTTGAAATCATCGTAGAGCGGTAAGCCACCTAAACCTCCCAGCGCCATTGCAACGACCATGTAGCGCGGCAATACATCGCGCTTGTTCTGACCTAATAGAAACAAAACGCTCTGCATGTATTTCTTAAAAACCGTAAACACACCCAGCTTGCCTCGCATAAATCGCGGCCGATCATAGCGGGCATAGATAAACTGCGTCTGGTTCACAGCGTTAGCTGCCGTGACTATCGCCGCCGCCTGCTGTGGAGTAAAGGTTTGGCCCTGAACCGTGGTTCCATTGATCAGACCATGATACTCCTCCGCCGCAATGTTAATACTGTCTTTAACAAATTTCGAATTAGGCTTCTGCATCGCCAAATCCAACGCGGCGCGCCAAGCTATCCGACGGTTTAACTGTTCCGCCTGCTCGAACATCCAACTTCCTTTCTCCATAAAATGCGTCCAACCGCGCTGAAGCTGATTACCGCCAATCCCATCGATCAAGTTATTACCCTGACTCAATCCCGCAATCGCCGGAGCCTGAGTCTCCGAAATATAGCCATTCTTAATTCCATAGCTCATAGCTCGCGCTTCGAAATCTGTTAGATTGTCATAGGTTCCTTTTTTGTAATAATTCTTCACATTAGTCATAGCTTTGCTAAGCGCCTTACTAGCGGAGAAATCTCCGAACTTGGCGCCCAGAAACGGGAACGTAATCATCGGAGTCTGCGTCAGATTCTGTGCCGCCGCGGCGGGAACATAGCCCAGCGCATACATAAATATCGCGCCCTTAGCCCAACCAAAGTCCCCAGTGTAATCCAGAACCGTATTACTCATATGGTCTTGCATATAGTCCGCAATCGCCGCCGCCTTGTTGCCCTGATAGGTTCGCGCCTCCGCAATCGCCTCGGCCATACGCCAGCCATACTTCTGTCGCGTATAGAACTTAGCTCCATGGAAAAAATACTTCGCAAAGGCCCGCTGGAAATCCATCGAATATCCGGGCGTATACTGCTTCGTTCGGAACCGCGCCCCGAAACTGCCCTGCGCTTGGCGGTTATAGAGCAACTCGTCCAAAGCCTGCTGCTGCTGTGGAGTTAGTGCAACATTCGGATCGGCCTTAATATCCGCCAACAACACATTCGGCATTCCTACCATAGGTCTCGCCGCCTCGGGGAGCGTAGAATACCTTACACTATACCCACTCCCCGGCGGATACTGTTGCGACAGCTCTTTAAACCTTCTACTCTGTTGACTAACCGCGCTTTTAGACCCAAGCCGGCCCAATATTCCTCGGTTCTCGAACGTTTCAAAATGCACAACCGCGCCCTTAGAATCCGTAACCCGCACAAAGTGGTGGCCAAAGTTCACGAATGGAAAATACGGAGTATTCTTATATTCCGCAAACTGTGTATTAATCGCATTCAGCCGATTGACCAACTGCTGTGGATCTTTAATATTCCGCTGCGCTTGCTCAAGAGCATTCCTATGCACCACGGCGAGAAAGCGATCGAACATATTTTTAATCCGGGTATACATAGCGTCCGCTTCCGGACTAAGCCCATACTTAGCTTTCAGTTGAGCTTCCTCCTGCGCCGTCGGCTGCCGCTGGATTCCCCGACTAACTTCCTGCTGACTCCGATAACGCATATTGGCTATATCGTCGATATACTGCGTAAGTTTGTCTCCTGGAGTTCCCGGTTTATATCCCAAACGCCTCCAATCCTTTAACAGCCGAACCGCCGCGTCGTGGATCTTAGCTTCCTCGCCGTGCGACTCCCGGACGTTGTAGTAATACCTCAATAGCGGCGCAAAACCCATATTCGACTTAACCAGCTGACTAATGCCGGCCATGTACTTATACCACCTATTCATCCTATCAGCGTGACCAGCCATAGCCCTCAACTGCGGACCTACTGGCCCTGGCCCTCCCCCGCCAGGTCCGCCGACTGTTGGCCCACCGACGTTGGCTCCCCCTCCTCCAGCGGCTGCGACCCCAACGCCGGCGCTATAGCCCCCTGGCCCAAGGACCCTGGGAAGGACTTTCCTAATTCCGCTAGTCTCGGGCTGCTGGGGGACGGCGAGGACTCCAGGGCTCCCAGCGGCTGCAAAGGCGCTTGCGGACTCGTTAGTCGATCTAACGGAGTCGACGTAAGCGGGTCTTTCGCTAACTTCTGCATTAGACTGGGTAAGTCCCGGGACTCTCGCAGGTATCGCCTCGCCCTTACTAACCCATTCACGTAGGCCGGCATCTCTTGATGTTCCTGACCCAAACGCGTCCACGCCGATAAAAGAGCGTCCATTGAGGTCTTGTCCGAGGCCAGTGTCTTTGAAGCGGTTCCCAACAGACTTAATATCGAAGGTGCCTCCGAGGAAGTCTGCCCGGAGCCCCGTGAAGACATCGTGGTGCGCAACGTAGATGCGGGCAACTTTGTGTTTGAACTCATTGAAGTTGAATCCTTTCGCATTGACATCCAGATTTGCTAACAGCCGTTGCATTTCGGCTGGGAACTCGGCATCGTGATTCCGCTCTTTATGGTGCGCTAGCTCGTGGACCATGGTGCCAATGAGACCTACAGCAGCGCGGCCCGGATCAGTGTACTCCGTAACAAACGGATTGACGAACGCCGCTTCAAACGGCACGGTTATCGAGACTCCACGATACGCCGGATCAAAGCTAACGCCCACACCGATTCCGCGGATAGTGTTATAATCCCATCGCTTTGGCCCCGTGTCCGTAAACGCACCGCTCTTATCGCCGGCCTCGACTACGCTCGCCACCGTATCGCGAAGCTCTCGAAAGGCTTCGCCTAATTCCCCAATAAACTGATCGTAACGCGCCCCAAACTTCTCTCGCGACCAATCCGAAAAGCTCAGCGTCCGCAACTTAGAATCCGAAATAGTATGGTTATCGTGGACCAAAGTAGCGTCGGTTCGAATTTCGCTCTGCGGAACCCTCAACACAGCAGGATTGATCTTAAACGCTTTCATCTGCTCCGGCGTCATCGGCGGCAGAACTTTACCATTCACCACAATCGTGCCGTCTTCTTTAACCGTAACCTGGTCTCCCGGCTTAATAACGCTAAGTGCCGTCTTCGGCGGCGGCGCCGTGGGCTTAATTTCCTGCTTCGGCAACACTACAGCCTTGCCGTCCGGTCCCATTTCGTAATATTGCAGAGTGCCAAAGGTTTGCGCATCCTTCTCCAATTCCATCTGCTGATATTGCAGACCCAAATACTGGATCAGGCTAGAAAACCCCGGCCTGACCGCATTCGAGAATCCCTGTCTATTCAACTCAAACGGATACCCCGCGTGCTTCGGACTTACGTTGCTCGCTATATCGACATAGAATGTCCGCGGTACGCTATCGGCCCAATACTTAGTAGGGTCAGCCGAGACCTTTAGACTAAACTGCCAAAGCCCATTACTTAGCACATGGAGATTCTTATCCGGCGCATACGGAAGCTCCGCTTTGCTAACATAAAGCTTCGCATCGCTATGGGCGAATTTAACCGTTGGCATCCGGCCAAACTGCGCCGCCGGGAACGATTGGCCCATTCCGATAATTGGCGTTCCGTTAAAGGTTACACGAATATTGTCGAACAGCGGACTATTATTCAACACTGGATGACTATGCTGAAAGTGATCGAAGGCCACTTCTTTGTTCTCAAAAGTCTCAGGATCTTGATAGACTTCCGGCAGCGTGACCTGAACGAGCGTACCGTGCCCGTCGGGGAACATGGCTAAGTCTTTTGGCGTCGGCCGGCGGGGTAGAATCTTTGGCGCAACTTTCTTATTCTCCTGCGCCTCGTAGAGTTGCGGCCCCGTAGTATTCAGCTCATAAATCATCCCATCGCGCATACTTGTGGCGTGGACATTGGTGGCCGAATAAAGCACAGCTAGCTTTGCAATTCCCAATCCACCGCTCGGGCGCGTCCCACGCTTCATCGTGCCGCCGATGGACAAGAACTGGTTTCCCATAACACTCGGCGGCATCCCTTCGCCGTTATCCTTCACACTAATAGTTCGCGACTTCGGGTCCATCACCACGTCGATAGTGCCCAGCCCAACTTTCTTATCCTCCAACACAGCTTTAACCGTGTCGAATGCGTTTTGAAACATCTCCTTAACCGAAACCTTATCAATCGAGCCCCCGTAGAGCTTCGCTCCCAATTGCTGTGCAATATCTTGCTTATTCATATCAGGATTAGTAGCGATCGCGTCGAATTCCTCTTTAATCGACGTAGGTGTTGGATTAGTTTCGTTCTTAACTGCCGCAGATTGGGCTCTATCAAGCTCTTGCATCTGCTCAATAGTCTGTGCGTCGATAGCTTTGGTATTCTGGGCCAAGAAGGCCCCAATGCGCGGATCGACTACGTTAGCTTCCGCCGGAATGCCCATAGGAACATTCGGCCCAGGAACCACAGGAACTGTTCGCGGCTTGATTATAATATTCGGCGACGGCCCAAGGCCCAATATGTCGTCGCTAACGGTAGTTCCTTGCGCCCGCGCCCGCGCGAATCTATCCGCTCTCTCATTCACCCACGTACTATATTGGTTGCTGCTCATAACTCCATTAGTTGCCAATCCCGCAGTTTGCAGCGCGTCGATCTGGATCGGACCAAAGCCCATATTTGCCAAAGGCACACTATCTATATACGGCTGCGCGGTAAAAGCATTGTGCAACTCAGTAGCTTGATCGGCTCTAAACGCCGAATCCGGCACAGACGCTAGAGCTATATCACTCGGCGGCGCGTTTGGATACGGAGGCACCACCAGCGGCGCTGTCGGCTGGACCGCATCCGGCGCGCCCGTTTGTGGATTAACCGGACGCTCAACAGGCGCCGCCTCGGTAGTTGTAGACAGATGCGACGGAATATGTGTCCGCATCGCCGCGCTAATATCGGTCGGCGGAAGCCCCTGTCCCTCCTGCGGAGCGCCGGGAGGCCCCGCCGGTGTCGCCGGAACGTCGCTAAATAACTCGTCATGTTCCATCTGTTGACTAACGTCCGCAGGCAACTCCTGCGGCGCCGCCGGATTATTCGGAAGCGGCATCGGCTCATTCGTGTTCGCCGGTTGCTGGAATCCCGGCGGTAACTCCGCAGCGGGAGGCGGCATCGCCGGCGGCGGCTCGGGACCTAACGGGCCTGAAGGCCCAGGACCTTCCGGCGGCAGCAATGGCGGTCCCTGCTCGCCCGGCGCCCCACGCAGCCACGGTTGAATATTCTCATTAGCAATCGGCGAGACTTGAGGGACCGTAGCCGGATTAACCGGCTGGACTCCCACATCCGCTTGCGTAGGCGCATGACCCTCGCCGTGGCCGCCCAGAGCTGCGCTCGTTCCCCCACCCAGCAAAAAGCCAAGCAGCGCGTTATAGCCAACGTCCTCTGTTGCCGCACGATTCGGATCATAAATCTTTTTCGCAATTACGTTCTGTAAAAACTGCTCCAGACCTTCTTGCCCGCCCTCTACAAACGCCCCTTCTACCGCCCGCAACCCGACGCGCTTGATTAGACTTAAAACCTTACCCGGCGTGCCCAATTTGGGCAACAGCAAATCCGCCATATTCGTCGCGCCGGGAACAGTTCCCAAGCTCGCCGCTCGCAGAGCTTGGTCCTCTGTAGCTCCATGCTTAATTGCATCTTCGTACTGTTGCCCAACGTCACTCGCCACGAACGTCGTGCCGGCGAGCGCAGGACCCACGCCGGGAATCATTCCCAGACCCAGCCCGGCGGCCATAGACCCAGCACCCGCTGTTAGGTCGTGGTAAAAGCCTTTCTCCCAACCGGGCGCGTTCTGGAATTTGTCATCAATCCACTTCTGACCCAGAGTCCCAGCCCTATACAGCGGTCGCATAGGAGCCGGAAGCTCCATTTCCGCCTGACTCGTCGCCCGGAATGCTTTTCGCTCGTCCGGACTCATTTCTAAATAATTATAAGGATCAATGGAGAGCATATTCTCTCCATGCCGAAGCTGGTCCAGGGTCAGCTTATAAGGAGCCTGAATATCTCCCCTATCCACTTTGTCCATAAAGTCCAGTTGCTTCTTATCAAATAACCGACCCAGCGTGCTCATACCCTGAGCAGCAGAAGTCATCAACGTAGACCCGCCCTGAACTACGTTCTTCCCGCCCTCCCATGGATACCTAAAAGCCGTTTCTAAACCAGACGGCGCTGCTTTCGCTACTGGAGCCTGCGCCGCCGGCGGCGCTTGATCCGCCGTAGGTAACTGTGGCTCTGGTCCCGACGGTGGTAAGCTAAACAGTTGCTCGTCTGAAATACCTTGAGCCTGTGGCGCTGGCGTAGTCACGCCGCTATACCCGCCGCCAGCCGGCTGATTGAATAACTCCTCGTCAGTCAATACTGATCCTGGCATTAGTTATGCACCCACCCGTTCGCAGACTTACTCCAGTGGAATGGCTGATTATTGGGCGCCGCGAGCCCGTCCGGCCTATCCGCAGGCGGTGGAAGGTTTGGCGGCGGAGTAACCGGCTTAACTGCTGGAGCCGCAGTATTTCCTCCGAGCAAACTACCTCCCGTTAACCCGTGTGTGGCTACATAGGTCTGAAAATCAATCGGCTGTTGCGGAGTAAAGTCCGGCAAATCAGGCTCTAAGAACTTTCGCTTAGCGTGCTCGTTTTGCGCTTTTAAGTTCTGATTATTGAGCGCCGTTAGATAAGCCTGATATTGGCCCGACGCGACAACCCTCTGCTGAAGCTCCTTCGCCGCCGCGTCTTGGGACATCTTATCGCGCAAATATTGCAACCTATCCGCCGCGGCGCTGCTTTGCACTCCCGCCGTGGCGGCTTTCGCCGCCGCCAAATCCGACTGCGTGCTCCGCAGATCAGCTTTACTCTCCGACTCCAGTTGCTTTTGCTCCTGGGTATCTAGACTCCGCCCCGACTCGCCCGCAGAGCCAATAGCTCGGCCAATCTGTGACGTAGCGTTATCGCCAAAACTCGGCGGTTGCATTAAGTTGAGCCCGAACGTCAACAGCGCCGCCTGCGAGCGCGGATCTCCCAGCGCGCTTTGAATCTGGCTCACTATTCCCGGATCAGGCGGCGGCAGGTTCGGATCAGGACTCTGCTGTGGATCGTAAGGACTCTGGTCAGCCACTGGAATCTCCCACTAGAACCTACTACCCAATGTAGGAAGGCCCAAAGTCGGCGGCAGCGTATAGTTTTTCGCCTGCATCTGCCCCGGAACTCCCAGGCTCGCGAGCAGAGCTTGGAGATTCCCACCCTTAATCTGTTCGATCTTGGGCAGGCCGGGAGTTGAGACCTTCTGCGCCTGTGGCGCAGCGATCGCCGGAACACCCTTAAGCGCCGCCAAGAGATTCGACACCGCTTTATCCTTATTCGGATCGGCCTGCGCCCTAGCGCCAGCATCCGGCGTAACGCCCGGAGTCGGCGCAACCGTAGCCTGTGGTACGGTTGGCGACACGGGCGGCGGCTGCGGCGTGTAGAGTGGCGGAACTGGCGGCGTTTCTACCGGAGGCACCGTAGGCGCCGCAGGCGCCTGTTGATCCGACGTCTGCTGATCCGGCACCGGCCGCGGCGCGTTAGGATCAAACAGTGGAAGCCGATCGCCCTTCACCCCTATAACATCGGGAGGCGGTTGATTAAACCCCACAGCACCGCCTTGGAAATCCGGCGGAAACTGAGGAACTATGTCGCCACCCAAACCTAGTGCAGCCAAAAGTGCGGGGTCCATAGCTCTCTCCTATTTGAACAAGAACGGAAGCAGCGCGCCGCCTAGGGCTCCGACTCCGGTTCCGATACCGGGGAATATTGCACTTCCCAACGAAGCTCCCGCCGCGGCGCCCCCGAGCGCTTGGGTATACGGATTCGCCTGCGGCGTGTTTCCAGTTGAAACAGTCCCGCCACCAGGAAGCCCTTGCATCAAACTCACTAAATCCTGCGACTGTAAAAACGGCGCATACTGGTCGTAGTTAAAGTTCTGCACCGCCTCATTCGTTCGCGCCTGGTCCAGAGCCCGTTGCACATCGCCCACGCCGCTCGTAACTGTACCCGCCGTAGTCTCCGCACTCTGCAACGTTGGCGTCAAAGCCTCCGCCCGCTGCTGCGCGGCGACATTGGTTTCATATTCATTCTGCGCAACCTTCGCGGCGGCATCCGCCGCCGCTTGCTGCGTTGACTGTGTAGCCAAGCCTTCCGCAATTCCCTGCCGCGAGCTTCCGAAATTCCCGCTCTGTGTCGCATCGCTTCGTATAGCCGGCAGCACGGTATTAGTTAAGTTCTGATACAACGGCCTCGTCGTCGCGTCAATCGCGCCTTGAAGGTTTGGATTCGCGCTCGGGTCCCAAATATTTCCGCTCGTATAGAAATTATTCGCCTTCGTCGCTTGGTCGGCAAGATTCTGTATCGCCCCGCCTTTACCCAAGACCATTTGCTGGCCCTGAATTTCGTTCTGATTAAATCCCGGAACCGTCTCGCCCTGATACCGCTGCGGCGTAGACGCCGCGAACTTGGTAATATTCGGCATCGCCAGATCGAGAATCTGCTTCTGCTCCGGACTCAAAACCTGTTGCGTCGTCTGAGTCGGTTGCTGCGGTTGTCCACCAGACATGTTAATGCACTCCGAATTTAGGTATGTCTTTCCTCAGCACAGTAGCTATTTCCTTCACACCTTTAAACTTTCGCTTCCACCCGCGGCGGCCAATAACTTCGAATTGCGTGCAGCCCTGGTCGTGAGCAATCTTGGTGAAAAACGCTTCGATCGTCGGCAACATTCGATCAATACCCTGGCCAAAGACCAGCATTAGCTGGAACACCGAAGTCGAAACATAGTTAAACACTTGCGTATACATTATAATCTCTAGCTTCGTTCCGTCGCCAAAAGCCCACACCGTTACGCCATGGAACTGACACGCCCGTAAAAATTCTTTCGTAAACCAAGGCTCCCACATGAATTTAATATTATCTAACTCAAGACTAATTTCTGGCCAATAATGCGCATACGCTTCGTGGCTCAGTACGTTAATTTTAACTTCCCTCTCCCCTACGACAACTTGTGCCATGCGCCGCCTCGGAATTCGTAGAGCCCGGCACCGAGACCGGGATTCCATGCTATGCCATCAGCAAATGCTACTATACCATCGCGCAGTTTAAACGGCGGGTGACCCACGGGGCGGTAATAGGTTTCCGTCGTCTCATTAGTTTGAAGCGCGATCTGTTTAAACTCTTCCTCGACAAAGCGGCGCAGTTCTTCTACAGTTCCCAAATTCGGCATCGGCCTTGGCGTATAGGTCATTAGAACTTTCCCATCGGTATCACGTTGTATTTATAGCCGTCCAAGCGCCAAGTCACTCCGCCGGCGGTTGAGAACTCAAGACCTACGGCACGGCCGCTAACTACGTCGGGATAGCCCACGGACGTTGCAGTAGGATCGAAGATCACCGGCGATCCCCACAACGTAGGCCCGTTAACGATCTGCTGCGCGCCCATTCGGATGCTAACCGGGCCGCCCTGGACCTTAGGCCATAGACCATCGACAAGCTTATGAATTTCGTGATCGACTATCCAATCCCCATTCCGCTTTCGACCCAGGAGGCTAAGCCCTTCGCGTGTTAGTGTAGTTGGAAAATTAACTCCATCGCGTGTTATCGTGTCGTCTAGTAGATAGTGCTTGGAAAGCGCGGGGGCGCTAAGTATTACGCGCCGGCGCTGAAGCTGCGACCACGGACCCGTATCAGTGTCCCAAGTATCAGTTCCAGCATCCCATTGCTCGTCGCTCGCCTTTTCAATTCCGCCGCTCGCCGCGTTGCGGAACGTGATCCCATCCGCCTCCGTTATCGCAAACGGATCGGCGTCACGGTAGTATAGAATTAGCGCCTTATTCGGATATTGGTTTCCCGAAGACGGATAGCAAAACCACATTTCTCCCCGATACGGATTGTCGAACATAAAGCTAGTTCCATAGTTATCCGTATCAATTTCGTTAAACAGTCGCCGCCGTTGGCGCTTATCGAGGGCAGATTTGTAATTATTCCCATCGTGCCAAATTATGTCATCCTGCGTCGCAACAATATGCCGCGTGCCGTCGCCCGTGACGCCAACACAGCGCGGGGCGAGAATACCGCTCGTCGTAATCCACGCGGTTTGGCCAAAGTCAAAAACAAACCGTCCGCCAATAAATCTAACCTTCCACGTAGAACTCTCCTTATACACCAACATAACCGAGCCCAGGGCTTGAGCCTCTTCAATCGTACCCGAATTCACATCGCTAAAATCATTGCGCCCGGCGTCCACAGTTGGATCGGCATAGTTCCACGAGATCGGTAAACTTCCCGGATCAGCCGGATGACTCCACTGCACCGTATGCGGCAAATTGGTTCCACCATCGGTCAGATTAAACGCCATTAAATACGGACCAAACGCCCGCATAATCTTCGCCCGCAGCGCGGTCGGCCAATTCAACAAGTCCGCCATCTTGACGCTAGGGTCGATTTTGTTCCAATATTGCGGCACGTCGTTATTGTTGTTGAATATCGGAACCCCGCCCAACAGCGTCCCATTCCAATCTGGCGTATCGTTAGCAGTATACGGCCCGCCGGCTCTTGTAATATCGCTATGCGTAGTCCCGTCGAAAACCATAATCTTATTCAAACTAGCATACATCCAGAAAAATGCTGCCGAAGTAGAGATTGGCATAGAAAAGTGCGGCGCAGCGAGAGGCGTGCCGAAGACCTGGCTCCAGCCCAATAGCGATTCCATACCGCCATCGACCACGCGCATATTAAGCGCCTGGGTCCAGGCTTCCGGTGGAAGCATATAACTAGGGGTATCGACGACAGAGCCGATTTTCGCAATGTCGTCGATCTCGATATCCACGGGCTACCTCACTTCTTCGCCGGCGTAGTGCTTGGGTTTCGACCTGGAAGCTGGTCGCTCCCAACTGCGCCGCCCGGAGACACAGTAGGCTTATTTTCAGCCGACTTATGCTCCACGGGCTTATGCTCAGGAGCTTTAGCCCCATGCACCTTATACGGAGAATCTTCGTCGGACGTAGCTAGGGTCTCTTTTGACGAAGCCGTAGACATCGTTGCCGGCGGCGGTGTTAGTTTGTCCTTCAACTCCCCCGATCCCACAACCAGCATCGCGGCGCGCTGTTCGACGTCGTAAACCACGTTATCTCCCTTAAGCTGGATAGTCACCACCGCAGTCTCATTGTCGTCCATAGTGACCACAATCGACCGTTCTTCATTACTCGCATCCAGTTCAAACACCGTGGTTTCGTGAAGCGGATTAACCGCGGGCTCGTCCGCCGCCAGCGTAGTTCGCTTAATTTCCAGCTTTCTCATCTTCGTTCTCCTACTTAAGCTCCCTGGGAAGTAACTCGAATTGAGCCTCGGGGCTAGGCTCATTCGATAAATAGGCATTCTGTTTCGCGTCGTAGATAAAGGCCGACTTTACTACACCACTCACAATCACGCGCCGATCGTCTTCCAGCAACAACACACGATTTGCGTCTATAGTTCCCGGCTCAAAAGTCACAGCCTTCTCTCGAAGCCAACTGTCTCCCTTTCGCCGCTCGATAACCATCTCGGCCTTGCCGCGGTCGTTATCATGGAGCTTGGAAACCTTAATCTCAATCTTTATCACGGCTTCTTCTCCCCCGGATCAAGTAGCGGAAACGCCCGACCCACAACCAACGGCGCATAAATTTTGCCAATCAGCTTCTTGAGCAGAGCTATATCTTCAGCCGACAGCGCAACCTCCCCGCCGTCTTTAATCTTCATCGCCAAGACAAATCGCTTAAACTTCTCCTCTCCCGCCAAATTCTGCTCATCCGGCGCCACAGCCATTAAGGCTCTAACCGACACATCACCGAGCGTTACTTCGGTGGCGCAAGGTCGCTTGCCACTAGTATCTGCTGGACAAACTGCGTCGTCGATAACTGGCTTATTATTAAGATCCAGTATCCTCGCCGAGAAGTCAGCGGCCGAGGCCGCTGCACCTAACGCGATCAGCAAGACGAAAGCGAGTTTCATGGTTGTTCCTTTCATGACCCGAAGCAATTCCAGGTAAATGCATCCCCTGATACAAGTCCAGCGACAACAAAGCCAGACGCACTTGCGGCGATGGATGTGGCTGCAACACGCGTGTTATTGGTTGCGGTGCAGTTGGGGGGACGGGCGTATGACGTGGCGAAGTTGATCTGACACGACGTTGGACCACCAGCGCCCATGATGCCACTTCCTGCGGCGTCAACGGAGCCAGCCACCACACTGCCCGCCGCTCCGCACGAGATGATAGAGGGCAACGAGCCGGTGAACACGAGATGCCCAGCAGCGGTGATGATGTTATTAGCTATCGTCAATGAATAGGTAAACACATTGCTGGGATACCGACCAATGAAGAATACCGGATTGGCGTCCGTGCTCGCGGCGTCCATTCCAAAGGCGCCATAATTCTGTGCTCCTTCTTTGAACTGCAAGTAGAACCAACGGCTTACCGAAACGTCAGACTTTAGCAGCTGGATCGGAACATCGTTATATTGGGAGCCGGTACCAGTAAGGGCTGGTTTTAGAAGTAATCCTGCTGCCGCGATGATACCGTTGCCTGCGTCCGCCGTGACGTTGGCGTTGCCGACAGAGAGGCCGCCGCTACCCTGAAAACGGAAGTTCTGTACCGCCGTTGTTGCTCCAATGGCAGTTGTGACTACATCTATGGCTGTGCCGTGGGTTGTGGGACTAAACGTTTCAAGCGCAGTCGCAGATATTTGCGCGGGAGGATAGTATGCCGAGCCGTCCCATCCATTTATTTGCCACCCAGCTAAGTTGTCTCCCGCAACAGCCGCTGTCTTTGCAGCAAGCGTTCCGTTTGCCCGATGGGTTATATAATACGGCGTGCTTCCAAAGGCGTCATGCTGAATGTAAGTAACCGTTCCGTTCGCACCAATAATGTGAAGATTGATCCCAGCTCCTTGTATTGATGATACAGCGGTGTTTGCGTTGATGGTGAGCGGGGCGTCGGGCGCCACTCCCTGGCCAGTAGGCTGGATGCCGAGGCCAGTGCCGGTAAAGCGGGCGACCTCGGTTTGAGCAACACCAAAGATGATCGGCTGGGCGCCACCAGTAACTATAGCCAATGGTGTTGACCCAACATAAAGATATCCCCTAGCTGGACCAAGAATAGGAACGGCAGTATAGCCCGCTCCCGATTGCGCAAAAGAGAAAGCATTTGTTCCATTGGTTGCTATAAACCCGGCGGCAGCACTCGTGCCACTATTCGCGTTTGTTACTGTTGTGAACGTACCTCCATTTTGGCTGATTGTGAGATCCTGAGCCGCAGTCCAAACATTCGCATGCGCAAGGTTGAGGTCGACGGTAGCCGCCGTGGTGCCGCCGGTTGTTATCGTGCCATTCGGGCTGCTGATGCCGGTGATGCCACCGCCGCTGGTGCCGCAATCAGACGCCGTGCCCGATACGAGGCCGGTCGTGTCGACGTGCAGACAGCGGGTGCCGCCATTGATGCCGCTGATGCGGAGGTTATTAGCCCCTGGATCGGCCCCGCCACCAATGGCAAGGCCACCGCTTGGATATAGAAATACTCTTCCGTTATTCGCACCGAGAACGAGAAGACCGCCAGCAGTAAAGTTGGTGAGATTGAGCGAATTTGCGCTCGCGGCTGTTGAGCCAGTCGCATATAAGCTACCAGCAAGACCAAGGTCATTGTTGAGTAGAATGGCCGCATTACCAGTTGAGCTGGTATTCGTAATGGTAGTTCCTTCATTTGCACCAGGAGCAGATCCAGTTATGTTAATCGCAGAAGCGCTAGCAACATTAATCTGCTGCGGAGCAGTCCAGGTGTTGCTATGCGCGAGGTTCAGTGACGCCACCACCGCGCCGGTCGTCGGCGAGATCGTCAGCGTGCCATCTGCATTGGAAACGCTAGCGACGGCACCGCCCCCGCCACCACCTCCGGTTCCGAGATATTCGGTGATGAAAACGCAGCCCGATCCGCCGGAGCCGCCAAAGAGATTAGCCGCAACATTGTTGCCAGAGGCGCCGCCTCCGCCACCCCCTGAGCCAGCTGCAGCATTCCCGCCATTATTATTGGAGCCAGCAAGGGCTGGCGTAGGCGCCGCGCCAGATCCACAACTAGGGCTGTTGCCTCCATAACCACTCAGCACGACCTGAGTTGTGACAGAGAAGGCACCCCCGGTACCGCCATTGTTGCCCGTTGCTACAAAATCACCGGTGCCTGGAACACCGCCACCACCATATTCGCCAAACGCACCTACTTGATTGTTAAAATTTCCCCCAAATCCACCCTTTCCAACGCAGCGAGTTCCAACGGAAGTGTCGCCGCCCGCGCTACCCGCCGCGCCAGAGACTCCAGAACCACCGCCGCCAATGGTTATAACCTCGCTCCCGCCATCAGCCGTAACCTGCGCCGCCGTCAGGAAGACAGAAGATTGGCTTCCCGCGCCACCGCCACCACCAGCTCGTGCGCTACCAACAGCACCGACAACTCCACCGCCTGCACCACCGCCGCCGGTGCAGTCGAAGCGGACCGTGACCATTCCCGGAGTTGGAGTGTATGTCTGGTTATTTTGAACACGCCGAGCGACAACCGACAAGGGCGTGCCGGTGCCAGTTCCACAGTCGGCGCCAGTTCCGCCCACGAGACCGGCCGTGCTGGCGTGCAAGCACTGAACCGAGCCGGTGATGCCTGACAGCGTCAGACCAGTAGCGCGAATATTCCCAGCACCCGGATCAGGCGTACCATTATTAGCTCCAACCGAGAACCCTCCGCTCGGCTGAACCCGCGCCGACTCTTTATTCGTATTAGTTCCCACCGCAACGGTGTTAAACTGGATGTAATTACCCTGTGTAGCACTTCCATAGTTTTCAGCGGTCCAAAACTGTACTTGTGGCGCGCCGCTGGCATATTGGTTAGCGCCAATATACCCATACGCAGCAATTATGCTCATTAACGTCGTGCTGACGGTAGGCGTCCTAGCGGCCAACGACCCCGCCGCATGGCGCACGGCGAAGTTAACCGCTACGTTGCTAAACGTATCTATTACGATATTCGGAATAACCCCATCTGCGCCGCCAAGATGGAGTAAGGTCTGTCCTATCGCCGACACTGCGGGTAATGCTAACGTATTCGCATTAATCGTAAGCTGGGCATCAGACGCAAAAGGACCACCGATTGTGAGGCTGGTGCCGTTAGTCGTTATTGCGCTAGCGCCGGCGAACGCACCGGAACTGTTATATTGCACCTGCGTATTCGCTCCGCCCGGAGTACCACTTCCGCCGCCAGCAACCGCTACGCAACTGAACCCAGTGCCTCCGGTATAGCTCAACGCTTGTCCGGCAGTGCATGTCGGCACTCCCAACGTATTGGGCAATCCAGTGCTGGATGAGGAATTCCCCCACAGTGTATTCGCCGGAAACTGACTCTGGGCGTTGGCTGAAGCGACCAACGCCAGTGCAATTGCAGTCGAAACCAGGAACTTTCTCATATCTCTCTTCTCTATCCAAAGTTAAGAATAACCCAGCCGCCACTTGTATTCGGCGCGAGCGAGACCGAGCCGAATGAAGTTCTAATCGGCACGGCGGCTAGCCCGTCGGCCAATTCTCCTCCACTAAACACGATGGTAATATTGTTAACATTGGCATCCCCTTTGCCGTCTTTAATCTGAACCGACCCACGAGTTCGAGACGCAGACGGAACCATTACCACCTGCGTTGCACTTCCAACACTCTTGTTCACGATAATAAGATCGTCGTTAACGCCCGCACTATAACTCGCCCCGCTCGGAACCGCTACGGTGTTAAAGGTAAAGCTTCCAGAAGTCGTCCCCTGCGGCGCTTGCGCCGCCCAATGGTTCATAGACGAAAACACAGCCGACGTTAGTCCCGGACCCACAATAACAACCAGCGCGCCAAGATCGTCGACAACTTTTAAGTTATTGCTAGATCCAAAATTTCTAATCCAAAAGAACTGTCCCCCGCTACGGCGGATCTGAGGCAAAGTTATCACCCGATCCGCCGCGCCCGGATCAAAAAACAATATCGTCGGAGTTTCATCCGTTAACACCAAATCGCGCGTCAGCACTATGTCGATATTGGCATAACTGCCCGCCGTTTGATGGCTCTTCCGGATTCTATTGTTTTCTAGATTGATATGGCTCATTCCGCTACAAGCCCCACGTTGACGATTATGCTCGGCGGCAATTGTGATGTGGGTTGCTGCGCAACGTTCCCGTTGAGCACAAACTGATGATGGTGCTTATTGTCGGTGATCGTGATCCCCGGCGTATCTATACCACCGCCCCCGCCGCCGTTCCACAGACCACCACCGAAATTAGCGACCCATTGGCCTAAATGATTGTTGACGGCCGCCGTGATGTTAGCGAATTCGTCTGTCGTGTTGATCGCGACTTGCGGCAGTTGGTTCTGCGCAATATTTATCCATTCAGAACCTCCCGCGCTCCACAGCGCGGCGCCATTGATAAACGCTCCAAGCAACCCCGCCGCGCCGACGCCCATATTATCCCGACCCAGCATAGTTCGACCACGAATATCAGGCTTCGTCGTCCCGCCGAGCGCAGCTTGAAGCTCTGGATAATTACTAGCCACAAACGTCTGCCCATCGGGCCACAGACAATCGTTAGGCAAATTTGGCCCCGCAAACTGCCGCAACTGGCCTACATTTCCGCCGTTCGGTCGCGAAGCGTAGAAACTGCTCCCCGTCCACACGACGCGGGTTAGCATATATTCTAGCGTCCGCCGCACATAGGCCAAGCCGTTGACGGTTCCCGCGGCGGGCGCCAGGAACACCGGATTAGGTCCAGTATTAATCTTAATCACGTCGATAGACCATCCCGCGTCGGCCAAAGCCAGCACGGGAAGCGTTAGATTAAACGCAGCGGTAGTCGTGTCTACGCTGATAACAGTTTTATCGTCTGCTGCAACCACCGCATAAGTAGTGGTCTTAGTCACGCCCTTAGAGGCTGTAAACGCCTTATTCGCGTTCGGGAACGTGTTTTTCAAAACCGTTTTAATCAGGCGAATATGGTCGTCGCCCTGATTCTTCTTATCCGTGCCCGGCGGATTCGTAGTAACCAAGTCCGCGATATACGTTGCCGCTTCGAGGCCCATTACAGGTTCCTCCCCATTTGATACGGCCCTGACTGTTCCTCGCTGGCGAGAATTTCGCCAAAGCACGCGGCTCGCCCGCTCGTGCGCATCGCGTCGAAAACAGCCATTCCGTCTTTATCACGCAGCGAGGAAGCTATGCGAAATCCCGCGTCACCAATAAGCCACTCGGCGCCGGCGGGATCTTTTAGCCACTGGTTTTCGATATTGCTATTCAGCAAGTCGCCAGACTTATAGTAATCCAAATAAATAGTATAGCCAATATCTGCGATAGTTATAAAATCTATATTATTCGGTCTAAAGACATAAATCTTCGGCGCGCCCGGCGGCACGGTTTGGATAGAAGTCGTATTCATATCCGGCACCGTGACTCCGTAAGCCTGCACGGCGTCGATGTATTTCTTCTCCGTTAGAAACGTCGGGCTCTGGTTGACACTCGCCGCCGTGCCGTAGTAGCGCAGCCTGGTGTCGTCGCTCAGTCGCAAAAAGCCCGGCGGATACGCGACTGTATGACTGCCCGCGGCGAGCGCGAGCGTCGCGTCTTGAGCCAGTAGAAACTTAGGCAGCGTTTTCCCATGTTCCAGATTCCGCTGACTTTCCTGGAGCATGGTGATAATATTCTGCTCCCGCGCCCACCCACTCTGGCGGAAGCCCAAATCCTGATTAATCCGTTGAACTGCGGTGTCTCGATCCATGGCCCGCCCGCTTCGGGTAAAGAGGGCAGGGAACCACTCGTTCCCTGCCCCCTGTTCCCACCTACAAGTAAACCACGTAAGCCTCGGTGCCGGACTTCACGTTGGTAAACCGAATTAACAGCGTACCAGACGTGAGCCCCGGCACCACAAGCGACGCCGCAAGCTGATTCGGATCAAGCGTCCCGCCCGCCCCTGGGGTGAGCAGAATATTCTCAGGCGCCGTCGCGCTCCCGTTGACGATTTCGCAACTCAACACGTCGCCAATAGTAACTCCGGGCAGCGCGGCGACCAGAGCAGCCGCCGTGGGCAGAACATCCGTCCTCGCCCCACCGGCACAGTTGCGAACGATAAGGCCGCTCACCAGTTCAGCGGCCGTATAGGTTCTCGGCCCAGCCGTCGCGTCGCTAACGGGCGTGAGGCCCAACGACACAAAAGCTTTGCGCCTTCGGAACACTCCGGGCACGAACGCCCCGGAGAACCACGTAGTTAGCCGCATTGCGGCCTCCTATGCCAGTGAACCACAGGTCGTCGACACACCGTCGTCTACGATCAGGGCCATTTTCCCTTGCGCCACCGTTCCGATGGTCACGCCCAAACTGTCTTTAACAGTTAGAGCTACCGCGTTGGTCCCCTTGCTCACCAGCAAGAAGATAAAGCGACTTCCCTTGGTTGGGCAAGTCACGTTCTGCGCCCCGGTTGCGTCCAGGTTCACGATAAACGGCGGTCTAGCCGGAATCACGAACGGGCCGCTGATGGCAGCTTGGAGAAGGTCGCCCTTAATGGCGTCCTTAAGCCAAAGGCCATGGGTCTTGTTGTCTTCAAGTGTGGATCGCATGGAAGTCGTCCTTTCTCGCCGCGGGGCGCTTACGTCGACGAAATGTTGCCCAGGTAGGCGCAAGTCAGCCCACCATAGTCAACTTCCATCGAACAATCGCTGTGCCAGAACCCGCGCCGGACGTCCTCGTCCTTCGTCTGGACATCGTCCAACGCCTTGCCGTCGGGCCGGCCCTTCTGCGTCACATACTTGATCGCGTCGAAATCAAGCACGAACGCCGCCTTGTTGTAAAGGCCGTGGCGCGAGAGCAAAGGATGCGACTTCAGCAGAATAGTTCCCATAGGAATCCTAAACTGCTGGAAGTCCATCCCATAAACCTTCACCACGTCGGTAACTTCGAACAGCACCTCATTGGCGAAGATCTTAGACAGCTCAATGATCGCCTTATTGCCGGCGAACATCATTCTCGTATCGCCCGCGCCGGTGTCAAAGTCGAAAACCGGCGACACGGAGTCGAGGAAGCTCTGCGGCGTAACCGGGCTCGAGAAGATAGTAGTATTCGCGGCCGGAATCACAGAACGAATTCCATCCATCATCCGCTTAGGCTTCCCGTTATCTCCCGTCGTCTCGGCCTGCCGACCGAACATCATCGACCACTCGATGTCGGCGCTATGTTTAAACATTTTGCGCTTTTTGTCTTCGCTATAATTATTATTGGTGCGCGTAGTAGTCACATCGGCCGTGCCGGTGAGTTCGTAAGTGTCCTTGAAGATTTGGATCTTATTCGTATACTTAATCGGATTCCGACTCACAGCTCGCGGCACGCCCGTGCCTTCGGCATAGGCCGAGCCAATAACAGTCAGCCATGTGCCATTTGCAATCGGCGCCGCCGTAGTGCCGCCGGCACCCCTCCGAGCCGTGAACTGCGTATCACTCAGCACGTCATCGACTTCGATGAGTTCCTGAGTAAACGCCACAGTATCCGCAACGGGCTCAACGAGTAGAATATCGCCCGCCTTAAGGTTCGTCGCGGTGCCCAAGTTAGCACCGAGCGTAGTTGCCGTTGGATCAGCACTGTCTACGGTGACCAGTGTATCCGTCGCCGCCAGCGCGCCGCTGGTATGCAAACGAATCAACACGTTTCCTTCTGCCCACCAGCTAAACTCCGGATCGTCGACACTGCGTTTGCCCGCCTTAGAGCTAAGGGCAAAAATCGGCGCCGTGCCGTTAGGGTTGAACCGCAGGATTCCTTCGCGAAAGTTCTTGGGACGCTCGTCGGTGCCCCAATCTCCAGTTCCGCGAAGTCCAGCAATACCAGACATTGTTGGGCTCCATTATTCGTTGTGCAGGAACATCGCCTCTATGGGCGTAAGTCCCGGCGCGTTGTTGGGCTCAGCCACTCCCCCGCCCGCAGGCACAAAGGGACTAGGCTTGGGTGAATTCCTTGGAACCGAAGCTGCTGGCGTAGGCGCAACTCGCGCCGCCATCATCACGATTGGACCCAGATCGCTAAACATCTGCTCCCGCGTCGCCTGTGGATGCATTTGCCGATACGTCACTGCGTACCGCCTTACCAAGTCGCTATGCTTAGACTGATCCAAGCTCGGCCACATGGAAAAGAACGCTTTTTCCGCTTCGGCATTGGCGGCCGTAGCGACTGAGTGACGTTGGACAATTTGCGGCACGAGCCGTGCCATTTGACCCAACATTACTCCTTGCATTTCCACAAACGTCTTCGCAAGCAGCTTAGGAATCGTACCAACTGTGTCGGTTTCTAGAGCCTCAACATCCTCTGGCGAAAGCTTAAACACTTGCTCCGCGATATGAGCTATTGCGGCATCCTTATGCAAAGCTAAGTGATGCGCAATACTCGCCGGGTCCGACGCGTCGAGGACCGAGGCGGGCTCCTGCCCGCCTGTTGAGGGTTGCGGCGTCGGCTGGGCAGTCGCCGGAGGCTGTGGGGGCTGAGCCTGCGCAGGCTGCGGCGGTGGAGCCGCGGCCGGAGGCTGAGCCGGCGCAACTGCCGGTTTGGGTTCTGGCGCCGGCTCAGGGCCGTCGCCGAATATAGACTCGAAATCAAAGGAATCGCCCCCGCCGGCGTCCACAGGTGACGCGGGTGCGTCGGACGCTGGCGGGGTCGCCGGAGCTGGAGACGGTGAGGCTCCCGCGGCTCCAGCACCAGACGTTGACCCCGACGACGCAGGCGCGCTAGGCGCGCCACTCGGCGACGATCCGGGACTCCCGCTAGGGCCAGAACCGCCCCCTTCGCCGCCGGGGTCAACTTTGCATTGCGCTTCGCGCAAATCCCAATCTTGGTTCCACCGAACTCGCATACTCAATCCTCGCCTTCATTAGCCGCCCGAGGAATCTCTCTCATAGCCGCGATTATAATCGTAGGAAGATCACGGGCGATTATTAGCCCGCTCATAGCGCCCTTTAGATATTCCTGAGCCACCATCCCATTAATGCTTCCGCTCGGGGCCAGCACGCTATCGGCAAAATTCTGTATGCGAAATCCCAGAAGCTCATTATACGCCCTCCACGCCGGCGTTTGAACCAGCGCCTGCATAAGCTCTCCGCGCTCCCGGTCTATCTTATCCGCGGCGCGTGCATTTTTGAGAAGCTCCGTGACCAACTTCTCATGTTCGCTCCGCGGATCACGGTCGCTATCCTGATATTCCGCCACCCTCACCTCCAAGCGCATTAAGACCCGCCGCCGTTGACGCACTATTACCGGGCTCCACAGGAGAACCGCCGGGAGGAGGAAGGCCGGGAGGCGCACCCATTCCCGGCGGCCGCATGGGAATCACGTTCCCAGCTTGAGCTTGGGCACCAAGCTGTCCGTCCGGAACCATTTGAACCTTGAACTGATTAATATTCTTAAGCCCGGCCAACTGTGCAGCCCAAGCGAAGATCCGCATCCAATCGAAGCCTTGGGCAATCTGGGGCGGCATCATTCGGACGCCGCCCAACAGTTCCTTCCACAAATTAGCCTGGGCCATTCGGTCTATAGGTAAAGTACCATCAACAGGAACAAAATCAAACTGACCAGCAATATCTTCAGGATTGACTTGGATAAACGCTTGACCAGCATCGAGAGCGAAGCTTCCCACGCGCCGCATCTTTTGCTTCGCATCGTACATCTGTTGGCTCGACTGCACGAGCTTTTGGGCATGTGAGCTAAACCCCGCCGCGCTCATGTATTCGGTTATAGTCTTTTGTCTATTAACGCCAAAGCCAGTTGTAGTTCTAATCTCCGTAGCCGTCTTCCGCGCCGCGCCCGTGTTGATCGCGCCCATGATCTGATCGTTGATACCGCTAATCCGCTCGCCGATCCCGAACATCTGCTGGAAATCACTCATATGATTCCGCGTCACATCGCCCACCGGCACTTGGTAGAAGATCTTAGTGATGTCTGTGCCATAGGCTTCGGGGCGGAGGCGCCAGATGAAGCCTGGGCCCGAGTTCTGTACGTCCTTGACCACGAGCTTGGATGGGTCTACGATAAACTGGTTGTTCAGCGCCGCGCGGACGTTGAAGAAGTGCGTATTGACCAGCCAATCGACGGTATTCTGAATAGGTTCCATGATTTCCGGAATCCCGCGCGTATAGATCCCGTAGCCCTCGATGTCGCATTCCAAAACGTCAAAGGGAAACTGACAATGGACCATGCCCAGCGGCTGCGCGCCGATAATTAAGCCATAGTCTTCGGTTATAGTAAAAACCCACTTCTGCGGGAACGTCGTAGTGCCCACGCCCCATTCGCTTGGAATAAGCTCAACGTAGAACTCAAACAACACCGCCCCGGCGGGATGCTTTGACTCCTCCGTCGTGTCTTCATAGAGACTTCGCGAGAACCACGGCCGGACTAGCTGCTGCGACGCCAGATTAATGGTTTTATCCGTCGAAATATGTTCCTTCAACAGCTTAGTATTATCGTTATAAAAGCCGCCGTCTTGCCGCCGAATAATTTCATTCCAGCTACTCCTAACGCGCACGCCGGCGAACTCGCCGCGTTGGAAGTCCTTCACCGGCCGCCTTGGGTCAGGATAAAAGTCCCAAGGACTTACGTTATAAACCCGATTCCCCACGTAGCCAGTAATCTCCTGCGTTGTTTGGTATAGCGTTGGAGGCTTACTCGGATCTACTGGATCCGGCATTTCCACAAGCTGGCCGACATGGAGCTTCTGCTTATCCCAATACTGTCCCACGACTCCAATGCCATATTTGCCTGCGTCGTAGAGCCAGAGATAGTAAGGTGCCGTAAACATTCCCACGTCAACCTGATAACCAATCAAGGCTTCCATCGCCTGGACTTGCATTTCACCTTCGCCGTGGCGACCTTGGAATTGGTGTATGGGGTTGCGAGCAAAAAATACACTAGTCCAGTAGGTATGCGCAGACATGAGAACGCCGTAGCTATATGGGACTTGGATTGTCGTATAGCGCGGCTCGCCAGCGCGTCTCTTGTTCTTGCGTGCTGCGTCTTCTTCCGTTGCTGGTAAATACGCAAGACACCTCTCCTCTGCTTCAAGCCACTTATCATGACGCTTCGCGTGCTCTTGCTCCGCCATTCGCATTCGGCTTTCAATGCGCTTGCAGAGCTTGGCGTGCAGCGGCCCGTCTTTGGGAACCTGTAACGTGGGCATTCTATTGTCCCTCTGGCGGGTTAAACATATAATAGTTAGGCGGCGCGTTTAGATCTATCTTATGCTTAGGTTGCTGCGATTGCTGCGATATAAAATCTTCGAGGGTTGCCGGAGCTTGGTAGTTCAAATACGCCGCTATCGGATCATTAGGTCCTTTGCCCGCCGCCTCGGGCTGGCGCTGATCTTCGATATTGGTACTCATCGGCATATTTTGGACTGCTTCGTCGAACTTCTTCGGATCAGCCATTTGACCGATCTTTATCAGCGCGTCCATAGAGTGTGCATAGTCAGCTTGTTCGGGAGTCAGGGGCGAGTACAGCTTTTGTACGTGATCCTTCCACCACTGCAACGCGGCGGGATCGTGGACTACTTGCCCACTCGCATTAGCCCAATCGACGTAGCGAAGATGATCCTCGGGCGAGAGCTGAGTGTCGAACCTCTTTCTGACTGGTACAAGATCAGCCATTTATGGACAAGCCCTTATCATAGAAAGCTCGGCCACATCGTCTAGCAGATCGTCGCCACTTTCGCTAAGCCGTTCGAGATAGGGATTAGATATGTCTTGCAGCGCAAGTGCGCTAGCGTCGAGATCGTCGTCGTGGCCCGTGTACGTTGGGCCAAATTCTTCAAACTGTTGGGCAAAAATACTATGCTCGCTGCCGATCCAAAGCTGGCCATTAGACGCTAATCCGCTCATCACGTTAGAGATTCGGGCGAACTTCTTCATCCCATCGGCTATAGGTATAACTTGGTAATATATTCCCCGCTTCTTCATCTCCTGTTCCAAAATCCACTTCAACGTGCGCTGGTAGGCCACGGCGTCGACTATGATTCTCGCCACGCGATGGATTCGAGCTAGGCTAAACGCCGTAGCTACGGTCCAACTCGGTTCATGGCCGCGATTGCGAGCGAAATCCAGAAGATGGTAAGCAACGTCACCAGGACCAGAGTGTTGGCGCCCCCATACGTAATGGGCTTCGAAGTCTTTGCCCTGGAGACCCCTGGCCATTTGAGCCGGAGACGGCGGCGGCACGGGGTCGATGGCGAGGACGCTAAAGAGACCTTTGGGGGCCGGTATGCCGGCTTCCCGGATATTGAGCCACTGCGGTTTAAATTGTGCGCTTTCGAGAGACGTGAGTCTGCATTCTCGCTCGCGAGTAAATAGGGAAAGTTTATTCCTTTGCAAAGCGGCGCGCTTCTCGCTCCGAAGCTGATCCGTGGGAAACATCTCGGGCCAGGAGCTAAGCTGGTGGTCCACGGGGAGATCGAGGGTAGCTCTGGTCCAGCACGGAACAACGACCGAGGTCCACTCGCTATCCACGAGGGCTTTTTGGCTAACGTCTTCTTTGTGCTGCGGAGTAATGGCCATCGCCATTTTTGCATTCGGCTCCTCCACTATACTAGCTAGCGAATTGCGCACGGCGCTCAGTAGTAGATCGCCAACCTTCTCCCGCTGGATCTGCGTAGACGCCGTCTCGTCTGTCTGCGGATCGTCGACTATGATTAAGTCTGGTCTATAATCGTCGAAGTTAATTCCGCGCAGGCTTCCGTTGATCCCGGCGGCGGTGATCCAGATGCTATGGTTAAAAGTCTTGTGCTGGATTTCGCAGAGCGTTTCTTCCCACTTTCGTCCGCGCTCGAGACCAAAGGTCTGTGCCCAGAGCGCGTTCCGTTCTACCTGGGTTCTCAACCACTGAACACTAGCGATCGCGCTCGCTTCGCTCGCGCCGACGTAGAGAATAGTCCGTGATATGCCGTAGGCGATTCTCTTAGATGCAAACGTCCGCAGGCGCGTGGTTTTGCTACTGCCGCGGAAGCAGATCAGATTAACTAGTCGGGCCTTGGGATCTTCTAGTGGCGCCCAGATCAGCTTAGCAAAACTAGGGGAAACCTGGCGAAAGGTCTTGGTGAAAAACGTGCGAGCGTAGAGCTCAGAATCTATAGCGCAGAGCTTTATCAGCTCATCCCGATCGACGGTTATAGTGTCTGCCATTACGCCAGGCTTCCAGTAGAAAAGGGGCTCTAGTCGGTGTCCTCGGCCCCAGTTACGGACGGCGAGGCTGCTTCTCCGTCCGGAGCTTCGTTCGCGAGGGCGGAGCCCTCACCGCCGAGTGCAGTCTCCGCGCCGCCGCTAAGAGCGGCCTCGGGAAGCATCTCGAACGTCGGCGGCTCTTGAAGCTGTTTCGCCTCTGACCTGCGCAGCGCATCGCGGGCTTCTTCCAACGCGCCGGCGCTCACGGGAACTGCCACTTGTTGGTGAACGTTGACTTGCACCGGCGCCTGTGGTTGGGCCTTGGGTCCGTAGCCCAAGTTCTCGAGACTGGAATTAGTTATCGCTACAAGCTGAGCCAACGGCACGCTTGTGCGCTTGGTTTCCATGACTTCGAGCAAGAGGTCCAGGCCCTTCTCAGCTACGCGACCCAGCTTAGAGCTGAGGATAAAATCGTGGGACTTCTGAAACTCCTGCCGGCGTTGGGCGTGATAGTCGCGAAACAGATCCGTATTGGAGATCATAGAGATCGTAGTTGGAGCTTTGCCCAGGCTCGCCGCAATATCGTTGGTAGTTGCTCCGGGATTAGCGATCATGGCGTCGCTAATCGCGGCGTACCACCAGCGCCACCGATTCGCATAGGGATTCGACGGCGAGCTGCCGGATTTGAGTCTAGGTTCCAGAGCCATGAGAAGAGCCCTTTGTTTGCGCCCCGAGCACTGTTCGCGCCGCCGCCCAAGAGCGGCCTTCTGCTACTTACCAAACATATAACCGTTAGAGGGCGCAGCACTTGAGCCCTTGGACTTAGCTTTCGACTTAGCCTTGGACTTAGGCTTTGAGCTTTTGGACTTCGGCGGAGCCGCGGGCGGCGCGTGGTGCATTGGCGAAGAAGCCATCTGGTTCATATGCGCCATAAGGGCTTGAACTTCAGGATGGTCCCCGAGCGTGCCGCTGGAAGTGTTGGCGCTGGCGCCCATTCCCGGAGCCATCGGGGGCGGCGGCATAGTGGAATCAACACTAGGCCCGAGCGGAGCGGCGGGAATAAACGGATTACCTGGCGTGGGCCGCGGCGGAAAGGCCATAGGAATTCTCCCTAAGTGTTTTGGCCACACTAGAATATCCCGTTGCGCGTAGCGCAACGGGCGTAGCGCAACTAAGGGCAGTTAACTTCTGACACATTCGCGCGGCCCGAATGGGTTTCCGTGCTCGCTTCGCATCCGCCCAAGGGGGGCGTATGCGACCGCTACGCTAGCAAGCACGGAAGCCGCCGGTCTTACATACGCCTGTGGGTTGTAGACTTATTGCGCGGTTGCGCGCGGGATGGTTGTGGCGCGCCCCTGGAGTTGCATACCTGCCCCGCGGCGCGCCATAACTTTTTTCGCCCCGTGCCACTTAGGACTTGCATTGCACCACGGCGCGCGGCATACTTGGTTTTGCCGCTGGCATCCCGCCCCGGCTTCTAGAGGAACCCTACCATGGCAAAGCGCCCGACTACTACTCCCGCAAGCGAGCCCGCTCTCGCGCCGCTTAGTTCCGATGTTACCACGACTCCCGCCGCGAAGAAGGTGAAAGCCGTCGCGAATCATGAGTTGATCGGCACCAACGGCGATATTGTTGAGAAGGAGGAAGACGCCCACGGGATGCGCTATACGCTGTTGGCGAATCAACAGACTTTCGACTACCTGTTTGGCCAGAACGCGGATGCGGATCGCATGTTGGCCGTGTTCGGGGCCAAGACTTTGGCGACTAACGAGACTTCGCAGGCTCGCAATTCGGCCAAGGGTGCGGCGAGCCCGGATGAGCAGATCCAGTCGGTACGTGAGCGGTTTGCGACTCTGGCAACCGGGACATGGGTCGATCGCACGCGGGAGGGCGGCGCGAAAGTCGACAAGGATGCTCTGGCGGAGGCCATTTGCCAAGTCCAAGTGGCGCAGGGCGGCAAGACTAAGGCTGGCGAGTTGATTACTGACGAATTCGTCGCCGCCGGCTATAAGGCGAAAGTTCGGCAGAAGCTGGAAGATGATCCGGCCTTCCTGCGGACGGCGCGGAATATGCCTGCGGTGACTACGGCTTATGCGGCGCTTGTCGGCCGCAGCGTGGCCACGGTTGACGACTTGGCGCTCTGATCCCAGGGCGTTACGACTACGGCGGGCGCCTACGGGCGCCCGCTTTTTGCGTCCGGGGGCGAGGGCAAGACTCACACATACGTCTGCTATCATACATACGTCGAAGAATTATCCTTCAGCTATAGCTATCGCTTACTTCGAGGTGACCTTCATACGGCCCCTATTGGTTACCTCATTATCCCTCAATTCGGCCTTTTGGCTTGGAGCTACCCGTGCGGCCGTACATTGCCCCATGTTGGCCCGTAGCCCCCCAGACCTCTGGCCCCGTAGAAGGGGCTCTCCTCTGAAGTCTCTCTCTCAGAGAGGTCCCCCCAAGGCCATACCTCGGGATGGGTACGCGCCGGGGCGGATGGGGGTCAGTCGCCAAGAAGCCAATTTCCAGGGATAATGAGGTAATTGGTAGGGTCGGGGCGAGGGTCGGTAGCAGGTTGGCGATAGGTATCGGGGAACTAATTTATACCACAAAACGCATTGGCCTAAGTTGTAGGTCGAGCCTCCCAACCTGCAGGTGCGCTTCGCGCACATTCTACATGGCTAGACCATTTGATAATTGTTACAAAGATGTAACATTAAGTGATTTGCATCCCTGGTAACGTCATGCAACCCTAGGGCGCGCCCCGACTCACGGGTCGCCGCCTCGTCGTGCGCCACGACCTAGGATCGAGGAACAACCATGTTCGTATGGTGGACTGACGAAGCGATCACAGTCAGCAAGGACAGTGAGTTAGCCGGCAGGCATGGCTGCATTGGCGAGGTTCTGCGCTGCTTCTACCTGGCGCACGAGGCTCACGAACCCGTGTATCCGAGCGAATGCGTCTGGATCGTGCCCAATACTATGAATGACTAGGAGTCGGTAAACGGGCCAGACAACCTTCGGTTCCCTGCCCAATATAAGGACTTAGCTATCCCATGATAAGGCTCATCCCAGGACAAGGTCCAATGGACATCCTCGGCGAGATCAGCGACGCCAATGATGTTCATCCCAATTCGCTCGAGCCGCCGCACCGCGGACGCAAAGCCGGCCACGGCTCCTACTATCCGCAACACAAGTGGCGCGCCCGCTTGCGCCAAGCCCAGTCCAACTCAATAACCTCTAGGAGCAAGAAAAAAGATGAATAACCCCGTCACTCCGATCTGTTTAGCTCCACAGGGCGACGTAGCTCCTCACAGCTACGTGATCCAGCTCGAGGCCACGCGCTGCACGAACTGCAACAAGCGCAAGACGCACTGTCATGTTTACTCGAAAACCCATCTCAAGTCTCGGATGGGTGGCAAGTTTGTCACCAACTTGCGTCCAGTGCGTGGGCCAAAGGATATACAGTGGAACGTCCCGATCGAGCCCGCGATAGTGCCGGACGTGATTATCCCGTTCTGCGAAGACTGCTTCGACCGCGTAGAACTCAACCATCTGCCCTCGCCCCCGGTGGTTCAGTCCGCCACCATACTCAACAGCCACACTGACGACACAAAAGCCGCCAAGGGCGGGGCGCGCAAGGACGCCCGCGACGCAAAGCCAAAAAAGACTCCCACAATCGACGACCTTAGCTTTTGAGGAACCACTGAGGAACCACAGCCATGAACCAGCTAGCCCAACGCAACGCGCTTACTAAGTCTGACAAGCAGCAGGACTATATTCTGGTAGATTGCTCCAGCTCAATGGCCGACAAGTGGTTTGAGTCCATTGGATCAATCGACGCCTATATCGCGGCGCTGCGCGCCGCGAACGTCAACAGCGACGTGATCCTGCATATGTTTTACACCACTAACCCAGACTACATCCACAGCCACACCTCGATCGACCAATGGGTTCCAATGATCGAATCCGCGCCCGGCCCCCAAGGTACAACGCCGCTCTACGACGCCGTGAATCTCATGGGCCGCCGCTTGCGCGCCTTAGACCCGCCGCGTGCCAGTATTGTTATCGTAACGGACGGCGACGACAGCAGTTCAACTACCACTGCCGACCAAGCGCGAATGATTCTCGATTGGATCAGAGCTAAGGGCTGGCAGATCACTTTTATCGGATGCGACTTCAGCACTAGCCGCATGGCTAAGCTGTTGGGAGCCAGCGCGAGCGCCGCGATTGGCGTGCAGAAGAAACTGCTCACCGACGCAGCTAAGAGCCTCGCCAAAAAGCGTCAGAACTACGGCCTATACGGAACGCCAATGAACTGGAGCGAGGACGAACAGAAGCAATTCGGCGGCTACCTGGCTGCGCCCGACGCTAAGTGACACTTACGCCGCGCGGCGCTCTTGGCGCCGCGTTGGTAAGTGCCACGGCACTTAGAACGGCCGCCAAGGCGGCAGCGCGCAAGGCCGGGCAAGTGCCCGGCCTTAGGACACAACGGAAACCCTTCCATGTCCAACACTCCAACGGCACTAAACCTTGAGCTGCTAATAAAACTGCTCAAGCTAACTAGCTCGTCTAACGACGGCGAAGCCATAGTCGCGATGCGTAAGGCGAATCAGCAAGTTGAAAAAGTTGGCGGCGATTGGGAAACTTTGCTCCGTGGTAAAGTTACAATCATTGCCGACCCCTTTGCCGGGGGACCGGCTTCGCCGATACCCGACCCCATCGTGGGCAACGGAAACGGCTGGAGGCCGCCGCCGCGCCCGGCCGCGCCACCGCAATACCAGACTCAGCGCACCTACAATCCTCCACCCAATCCTCCACCGCGCCCGACCTACAACCCGCCGCCGAATCCTAATCCTCCGCCGCAACCTCCGAAGGTGCAAACGGCTATCGTAAACTTCTCCAAGCGCAGCAGCCAGTGGATTCTCAGTTCCAACGAATCCCTCTCGCGCCACGATCTCGTAAGCGTAACGCGCCGCGACGGCAAGACCGATAAGGTGCGCGTCGGTACGCTGATAGAGCAAAAGAATCAGTTCTGGTACTACAACATCGAAGGCAAGACCAACCTCGCCTCAGTTAACGACCTTTCGTTCTAAGGAGACAAAGCAATGTCAATAGTTCCCTACCTAACGCCTGAGCAGCAAAAGCTCTTAGAAACTTCACTCCTGGTGCTAGATTTTAAGATCCACGAACTTGGCAACGAGCCCACGCCCCCGGCCGGTTTAGAATCCGAGGAACTCATGATGCGGCTAGCTGAGCTTCGCGGCAAGGCCAACGAGATCAGCGGCGACTGTTTTAGAATCATGGAAGCGATCCGCACGCTCTGGCGCCGCAACTACACGGCGCCCGCGGCGCGAAAGCCTACCATAGACGATCTTTCATTCTAAGGAAACCAACACAAATGACCATCGACGGCAAGACTCTAGGTCCCTGGGAACAAATCTACACCTTTGTCTCTAACACAGGTCGCAATATCCACATCCACGCGCCGCGCCTACGGGAACACTGCCTCCGTATGCGTTATAAACCCATATTAGCTCCTATCGACGTTCATCTTGCCAAGAGCTTTATAACCGACAACATAGTCCACCCGCTGCGCGTAGGGCAAATCCTTGAGAACCCTAAGCTTCTCAAAGAACCAATAATCTTGTGCAAAACCGAAGCCTATAGCCAGCCATTAGAGCCCGAAATTCCCCAAGTCCTACTCGTCGAAGGCCATCATCGCTACGTTGCCGCTGCTATGAATAAGCGGCACGAAATCCTAGCCTGGCTCCTAGACCTCCATCAATGGCAACCCTTTACGGTTACCGGCATTCCCGACTACACCGCCACAGGGCTCAAAGCCGAGCCGATTATCCCTAAGCCTCACTGGAGAAAAAATGACAACAGCTAAAGACCTCCCGCTCCCCGAACTGATCGAGGCGCTCCGGCGAGCCGGCTCGATCTGGTTCAATAACCGCGACCTATTGCTGTTAGAGGAGCTAATCCGTCGCGCCCAAAGGGAGCCAAAACCATGAACCTTCCTGATCCCTACATCATCGGCAAGATGATAGTAATCTTTACCATCATCGCCATCATCGGCAACACTCTACTAGGAGACGACTACTAATGACCACCACCCGGCACGAACTTAGCCTCCATCAAAACGCGCTCATCGTCGCGTCGCTCAAGTCTATGCGCACCGCGCTCCGCGTAGCCCACACCCTTTCGCCACCAGGATCACCAGCAGGAGGAGAACTCGCCATCCAGCTTCAACGCTGCGAAACCCTGATCGACCTATTCGAAGCCTATAATACAATCTATCTCGAACTGGGAGACTAACATGACTCTGCAATTCACCAACGACTATAATCACTTCGTCGACGACCTAGGCGGCTTCATCTGGACGATGAAAGGCGTTAAGTCGTTAAAGTGGGATACTATGGCCAAGCTCTGCAACGTCTCCGTCCCGACGCTGCGAAACCTGGCTAACCACACTACGCAGAACCCACAGATGTATACATGCTGGAAAATTCTTAAGGCTCTCGACCATGCCTCGATTATCCAGCACTCGCGGTTGGAGAAATACCGCGGCGCAACTAAAATTATTCCCTTCAAACGCAAAAAGGCGGCCTAAATGACACCTCCCGCAACCATCTCAAAGCTCGCCCAAACGCACCTCGATTCGGTGCAACAACTCCAAGACGACCACGATAGGGCCGTGGCCGAAATCGGTGACCTACGTCAGGAAGTCGCCCGGCTCACCGCGCAGGTCGAGATGCAAAACGCCGAACTCGCTAACCTCCGCGCCCGCTCCCGCTATTACGAACACTTCTCCATCGCCCTCGTTACCAAGCTATACGACGTTGGCCACATTATCACAAGCGCCATCGCCGAGGCGAGGGAAAAGGGTCACAAAGTCGAATCCAGCCCGCTCTCTACCAGCGACCAGGCAAGCCTCGAGGCCATCGCTGCCAAACTCACAGTCGGGGCAGAAGAGGAGACTACACGGTGAAGATAATTATCAGACTCGAAAAGACCTTCGTCATCGACACGATGAAGGCGGATCATACGGATCTCGGCGAGACGATTCTCAAACACTACAACGAAGGCTGGATCGGCGATGCCGCGCCGATCGAGTCGCTAGACGAAGCCGATCCCGCAACTCTCCACGACGTGGTCCGTGATCTCATCGACGACGACATTGATACGTTAGTCGATCTTCAGGAAATCGACGGCAACGATTTCCAGATCACCATCGGCAACGCCCAAACCGTGGAACCCTAAGCTGTAACCGGGACGCAGCGCAAATGCTGCGTCTCTTTACTCGGAGACTTGAACATGATAAAGTTTAAAGCCGCTTCCGGTCGCCGCGGGCGAGAACTCGTTGGCTTTGGAATAACAGAGAAGAACGTCGAAAACTTGAAGAAAGGCAATCCAATCTTCATCATGGCAGAGGAAATGAACCTCCCATTCGATGTGACTATATTCTACGGCAAAGACGAAAACACAATCGCTTCCGACTTGCGCAAAGCAGGATATATAGATCCCGAACACACCGTAATCCACAAAACCCCAAGGAGTCGATCATGAAGCGCGTAATCATCGAATCTCCTTACGCCAGCGCGCCGCATTTTAACAGCGCCTACGCTCGCCGCGCCCTGCGCGACTCTCTATCCCGTGACGAAGCCCCCCTAGCCTTCCACCTTCTCTATCCGCCCGTTTTAGACGACACGAAGCCAGTTGAAAGGGCACTCGGGCTCACCGCCGGCCTCGAATGGCGCGACGTGGCGGAGCTAACCATATTTTATACCGACCTCGGCTGGAGCCCTGGAATGCTCTCCGCGCTCCAAGCCATGCTATTCGAAAGCAACCTCGATTTCGTCTTCCGCGCTCTCGACGGCCCGGTGAAACTTCCCCATTCAAACCCCGACGACAAGCTCGCCCAGCTTTTCGCTCAGCATGTGGAGAAACCTAGTGACCAGACCTAAAACCCCACCAATCGAAAGCTTTGGCCCCGAACTCATCGCGGCACTAACCGAAGGCGCCAAGGCGCGCTTCGAAGTGCCCCTGCCCTATAACTCGGCCGTCAAGTTCCGCCAACGAATCTACTCGCTCCGCAACGCCATGCGCTTAAGCGGCCATCCGCACTACTTCGCGGTCTCCCGAACTAGAGTGCAAATCATCTGGCCCAAGGAGACTCCGATCCATCGTAGCTCTAAAGGCGTAACCTGGCCGCGCGATCCGCA